ATTCTACTACGAGAAGTATCTGTTCACTAACACAAACCCACACCATTAAACAGTGTGGGTTCTTTGTGTGTCTAGATAAGCTACAAGCCTTGTTACATCCTCTTTGCTCAATATTACAGCATCACCATAAGGAACTCCGTGAATTATAATGTGCCATATGCATCGTAGCCTATAACTCCAAGGATGCGTGTGCTTGTATCCCCGTAACCATATAGACATAACATAACAATCTATCTCATCGTCGTGTTCAATATATAATAATTCACCACTACACTGACATTTTAAATATAAAGATTTCATTAGTTATATATATACAAAATTCCGCGCCGTTACAATAAGTTATTCAGTATAAACAATTAAGTTATTCAGAACATCGTGTGATTGTGTGTGATTGTGGGTAATAGCACCCAGATGGGATAGGGGAATGTAAAAACATAGGCAAAGTGGACGTAGACCGCGTGTCTCCCTCCTTTTTATACCCACCATATCCATAACTCGAACTTATTATAATAACAAACTGTTTATTATAATAACAAACTATTTAATATAATAATAAACCGGTTAGTTCGGTTAGTTATATATTGCTCGCTTCGCTCGCTTCGCCTTTTCCCAGCGCACGTATATCTTTATAACCCACGCGATGTATAACTATTATGGCATTTATTACACAATGCTTTTAAGTTGCTTTCGATATATTTTAAATCGGCGCGAGTAGAGAGTTTTGTTATATGGTGAATTTCTGTGGATGGAATGAATAAAAAATTATGTAAGCAATCTACACACAACGGATGCTCGGTTAAATAATGTACACGAAAGTTTCTCCACTGTCTATCATAACCACGCTCTGTACTGCTGCCGCGCTCACTTTCATAGCGTGGTTTTTTCTTGGCGTTATTATTTGGAGGCATCTGTGGCATACTAATATATATGATGTTTTGATCTTTATTGCTATACTTATAGGTAAATAACAATTATAAAATGCCCGGAAGAACACCCTCGCCAGATTCTATAAATTCTACTGATAAACGTCCAAAGACTGTAAGTGACGGCATTATACCAAGACCTCCTACATGGCTGAATGATAATGCCAAAAAGATTTACAAGGCCGCATCCAAAGAGATTGTAAATTTAGGTATAGCAGGAAAGTGTGATGTGAATGTATTGTCTATATACGCGATGCAACTAGATAGACTACAAGCACTTTCGCAAAAAGAAAACAAAGACCCATCTGAAAATAGAGCACTGAATGATTTAACTGCTAGCACATTGAGCCTTATAAAAGAATTAGGTATATCTCCAAGTGCCCGTGCCAAGTTGCGTATTGCTAAAGTAGATGATAGTGACGCACTGACGGACTTTATGGATGATAAGTAAATGGTTCAATATACGACAGATTTGACAGTGCCGAAAAAGATCGAGCGATTCTTTAAAGAATTTCTCAGACATAGTAAAGGCACTCATGCTGGTACTCCATTCGTATTACTGGATTGGCAGCGAGAAATTATTGAGTCGCTGTATGGTCAATATAAATCAGATGGGTTGCGGAGGTATAGAAACGGACTTATACTAATTCCCAGAAAAAATGGTAAGACTACATTGTGTGCTGCACTGTGCATTTATGAACTTATGTTTGGCGAGTTCAATGGAGAAATTTATGCGTGTGCCAATAGCAGAGACCAAGCACGTATTATATTTCAGGCGGCAATGGACTTTGTTTCTACGTCAAAGATTTTAAGTAAGAGAATAAAGATATACAAGAATGCTTTATACAATCCAAAAACAAAAAGTACGTTTCGTGTACTGAGTAGAGATGCCAATACAGCGTTGGGACTTAATGCAAGCTTTGTTATATTTGATGAATTGTTAGCGGCACCGGACGATGGGCTGTACAATTCAATGGTAACATCGTTGGGTGCACGCAAGCAACCACTAATGTTAAGTATAAGTACAGCCGGATTTAGCAAAGCGTCATTTCTTTATCAGCTTGTGGAACACGGTGAGCGTATCAACTCTGGTGTTATACAGGACGATACTTTCTATGCCAAGATTTATGGATTAAAAGAAGGACAAGACTGGACCAGTGAGGAGACGTGGAAAGAATGTAATCCATCACTAGGTCACACCGTAAGCATGGATTTCTTTAAGTCTGAATTTAATAGAGCCAAAGAGTTTCCCCGGTTTGAAATGGCATTCAAGACATTATATCTAAATGCGTGGCTGGACAGTGAGAAAGGTTGGATTGGTGATGGGCAATGGATGGAGTGTGGCACTGTTATAAAGATAGAAGATTTCAAGGGAGATACTTGTTATGCTGGTTTAGATTTGAGCAGTACAGTTGACTTAACTGCATTATCATTAGTATTTTATAAGAACGAAAAGTTTTATGTGTTCGTGCATTGCTTCTGCCCCGAGGAAAATATAAAGATACGAAGTAGAAAAGATAAAGTGCCTTATGAGTTGTGGGCCAAGGAAGGCTGGCTAACTGCTACACCGGGCAATTGTACAGATTATGATTATGTATTAAAGCATCTGACCGATATTTCAAAAGATTATAATATAGCGTCCGTTGCAATCGACCGCTGGAATTCAAGCTATCTCAGTACTAAATTAATAGAACAAGGATTTGCGGTTATAAATTTCGGGCAGGGATTTGCAAGCATGGCAAGTCCAGTACGTGCAATGGAGCGATTGGTGTTAGCTAAGGGGTTTATACACGACAAGAACCCAGTATTGCGCTGGGCAATGAGCAATGTTATATTGAAAATTGATGCCGCCGGTAATGCCAAGGCAGACAAAGCCAAGAGTAGAGAACGTATTGACCCTGTAATTGCTTCACTAATGGCACTAGAAGAGGCGTCGAAGAATGCATTTGAGGCTGGAGCTACCAATATATCGTGGGTATGACCAGCGTTTTTTCAACTTCAATAATACTTATTACTATATAATATGGACTTCTTTTCATTTTTAAAGCCCAAGGTTAAGACCGCTACGGAACAACCAGTAGAAGAAGCACGCAGCACTACGACTGGTGGTGTAACAGTTTCCAATTGGGATAGTGCTTTCAGTGTTGGTAAGAATATAGATAAAATTTCTGTAGTTTACGGATGTGTTACATTGCGTTCAAATACTATAGCAAGTCTTCCAATTACATTAAATAAAAAACTGGATAAGGGACATGAACCAGCGGTAGATCATCCATACTATAATATAATCACCAAGTCTCCAAATCCATTCATGACCAATTTTACATTTTGGTCGTGGGCTGTGACACAGTTAGATTTATTTGGAAATGTTTATATACAGCGCATTAGACGCAATGATGGACTAACTGCCGAGTTGGTGCCGCTCAATCCGTATTCTGTAGAAATCAATATAGATGCCAATGGCTCGCCAACATACAAAATGTTGCTGACGCTGAATGATGGTACGTCGGTAATGAAGGATTTCACCAACGACCAAATCATTCATATCAAAGGATACACGCGCAATGGTATCTACGGAATGAGTGTTATAGAAACCTTCCGCACTTTATTTGATGGCTACTCCGAATTAGAAAGTGCCGGTACTGCTATTGCAAAGAACGCGGCACGTCCAAGTGGTATTATATATCACCCCGGCAATCTTAAAGAAGAAGAGTTGAATAAATTGAAATCTGGTTGGGCCGCTGGTTTCAGTGGAAATAATAGCGGACGCACAGCCTTCTTACCAAACACTTTAAAGAGTGAGGCAATCAACAGCGGTCTAACTGCCCAAGAAGCTGAGTATGTTAGCCAAAAACAATTTAGTGCACAACGTATTGTCGCAGACATTTTTGGATGCCCACTACATCGCTTTGGTTTAACTGGTTCGCCGACATATGCCAGCGTTGAATTGAACAGCTTGGAGTTCGTAAACTGGACCTTGGCTCCAATTATAGCAAATATTGAACAGACTTTAAATAAGGCGTTGCTAGAAGATAGCGACGAATATTATATTAACTTCAATGTATCTGGTCTGTTGCGCGGTGACATCAAGACTAGAATTGAGTGGTATAGATTCGCTATGGCCAATGGTGTAATGACTTCTAATCAGGTGAACGAGGCAGAAGATACGGGTGTATATGTTGATCCTAAAGACGGTGGTGATGATTATCTACGTCCAGTAAACTATATGGCAGTGGGTAAACCCGCGGCAAATACGCAAGTTAGTGGTTCAATTTCTCCACCGGCGTTATAATTATACATAATGAATAATACTTTAGAATATCGCGCCTTCGGCATGGAAGACGTAAAGGTTGATAAAGAAAAGAAAACCATCGTAGGACGTGCTGTAGTTTATAATAGCATGAGCGGTGAATTGCGCACTGTTTCTGGTGATACGTTTCGTGAAATTATTCTACCGGGAGCACTCGTGGAGAGTTTAAAAAATAATGATATTCTGGCTTTTAAAGAACACGATCCCGCTATGTTGCTTGGGCGTAGTTCTGCTGGAACGTTGCGCATGATGGATAAAGAAGATGGATTGTATGTTGAAATAGATTTACCAGATACTTCTTATGGTAAAGATACATTAGTGAGTGCAGAACGCGGAGATTTGAAAGGATTTAGTTTTGGATTTAATAAACCAAAGAGTAAAAACTATTCACGTTCCGGCGTAAAGATTCGTGAAATATCTTCATTAAATTTGCGCGAAGTATCTGTTGTATCTAGTCCAGCTTATGGAGAAACAACCCTCGCATTGCGAAACGAAGATTTTATCGAAGAGGAAACTGTCGTTGATCTCAACACTGAAAGGGGAACAGAAGTCAGAGTTGAGGACAAGAAGATTGAAAATATTAAAGTTGAACCTGCTGCACCGGTTGCGCCAGTTGTCGACGCTAATAAAATGAAAGATTTAGAACTGAGATGGAAATTCTTAACTCTAAAAGAACAAGATAAAAATTTACGAGGCACAACCTCGTGCTTAGTATAACAAACAAATAATACAATAATATGAGTAATCTATTACAAACACGCAACGAGGTCTATTCTGCGATGAAAAACATCATGGAATTGGATGCCTCCAAGCGTTCAGAAGGCGACTACGCCAAATACAATGACCTAGAAGGTCAATACACAAACCTAACGAAGCAGATCGAAGCCGAAGTTAGATTCGATGCCGTTAAGGCTAAAATGGGCGAAGTTCTTGATACGCGCCACGTAGGCAATTCCAAGACCGCAAACACAGACGAAATTCGTGAAGCCTTTTTGGACTATGTTCGCACTGGCAATATGACCGAAGTTCGCAATCTTAATACGTTCAGTGCTGCCGAAGGCGGCGTGAATGTGCCGACTGTATTGCTAAACACAATCCAGAAGACCTTGGCCAATGCTAACGTAATGCGTCAGCTTCCGGGTATTAAAGTTATTGCAACCACGTCCACGACCACGCTTCCAATCGTTGGAACTGGTATCACTGCTTTGTGGAAGGACCAAAATCCATCTGCTTCGTATGCTGAGACGAATCCTGCTTTCACCAGCGCAACGCTTGGTGCATATAAGCTGACCGCTCTCGTGAAGCTATCCGACGAGTTGGTGCAAGATGCATCGACCGATTTGGAAGCCACGATTGCACAAGAAATCGGTACTGCGTTCGGTAATGCCGAAGAGACCGCTTTCGTGTCTGGTTCTGGTACTCTACAACCTCGCGGATTGCTACGTGTAACCGCTGCTGGTGGAGAAAATGTATTGAGCCAAAACTTGGGCAGTGCTTCTGGTTCTATCTTGACCGACTTGATTGACGGTTACTACAAGATGCCAGCATCCGTCCGTCAGGGCGCGGTGTATGTTGTCGGTACTGCTATGGCCTCGGTCATGCGCAAGAGCCGTTCTTCGACTGGCGAATTCCTGTGGGATACGTCCGTTGTTGTTGGCGCTCCTAATACCTTCAATGGTGTGCCAGTATTCGAGTCCGATGGTTGCCCAGCAACTTGGGATTCGACCACGGGTATTCTTGGTATGTTGCTAAATCCTTCGTTCGTCACCATCGGTGATCGCGGTGGATATAATCTCCGTCGCCTGATGGAGCTTTATGCGGCAGAAGGTAACACGGGTTACATCGCTTCTAAGCGCACTGACATCGTTCTTACAAAGGGTAAAGCCATCTGTAAGTTCGTTGCCGCTTCGGCCTAATTTAGTTAGTATATAAAGTTCTCATAAAACTCTGAGGGCGGCTCCTAAAAAGAGCCGCCCTCTTTATTTTATATATGCCCACTAAACATATAAAAATGCCCATTGCTTTCTTGGTTTGGTCTATACTTATACACATATATGAGAATTTACAACGTATCTGATTATGGTCTTACAGTAAGTGAATCAAAGAATTACTTAAAACTTGAAGTAAACGACGACGACTCTCTGATAGACGTGCTAATCACGGCGAGTTATGAACAAGTAGTGGCCGAATGCAATAGATACTTTACCCCAACGACGTGCAGCATGAATGTATTTTCAAGCAGCGGGGACTTATTCTTATCTACACAGACTGTATTAACTGTATCAACGGGTTCATTAAAGGAAGTTGATGGATCGTGGTACACTTATATTGACCAAACTTATAGTGGACCAATTTCTTTTACATTGGTCCAATCAGGATCAAAAGTGCCGGGTAATGTTAAAGTTGCACAGATGATGTTGGTTAATAGTTTTTATGAAAATAGATTACCAGAAGCGATTGGTAATATTACTTCTCCTTTATCATTTTCGGTGGGCGCGCTGTTGAGTCCATATAAACTAACAAAACCATAAAATGAATCCCGGCAAACTTTTTGATCGTATAGTTTTAAAATATCCAACCAGTTCTTCATTGGATCGGTTCGGACAAACCACTTTTGCATATGCGAGCAGCAGCTTGTGGAGCAATGTAAAAACACAGTCTGGTACTGAAATCAATACTAATGGTATCATTTTCACCAACGCCACTTATATTTTTACAATACGCGAAACGGCCAATGCGACAGAAAAAGCATATATCACATTTGAAGGTAAAGATTATAATATAGTTTTTATTGATGAACCGTCTGAAGGTTATCTAAAACTTACTGGCGAGAGACGCAAACAATCCTAATGGCTGATGAACTTAAAGTTAAAATTACGGGACTCGCGGAACTTGAGAAAAAACTTCTAAGTATGGGCCAAGAGTTTGGCGCAAAAGCGTTGGCATCATCTGCATATAGTGCAAATAAAACATTTCAGGATGCTATAAAGAATCAGATTCAGGCACAAGGATTGGTAGATACTGGATTATTACATAAGTCTATAACTCGCAAAAGAATTATTTATGCCAAAAATGGTAAGCTAGTTGTTATAACCGGGGTGAGCAAGAACACGCGCGGGCTTGATAAAAACGGAAAGCGCAGAATACCTTGGAAATATGCCAACATTTTAGAAGGAAAATATAACTTTACCCAGAACGCTTTCAATGCTGTTAAAGATAAAGTGGTGGAAGACTTCGTTAAAGTGTTAGAGCGAAAGATTAAGAAATACGAGAAGAACAACCCTAATCCACCTGTGGGTTAATAATTATAGGAAACAAAACATATGGCCGGAATAACAGAATATTATTATAACTTACGCCAGATGATTCATTTAAATCTGGAAGTGCCAGTATATAGTGAATCGACCTTTTCCAACCAAGACGTTGAGCTTCCTTGTATAGTGTTCAGGCGCGACAGTACTTTGGGCACTCAAACGATGAGCGGTCCAAGTGTACGTTATGAAACTGTGACGTGGGATTGCAAAGCAGGCACGATAGAAAAGGCGGAGGAAATGCGCGACTTTATTATATCAATCTTAAACGGATATGATGTAGAAATTCAGATGGTGTTGGGAAGCAGCACAGATAGTTTTGATATTCGCACGGGTATTTATACACGCGGCATTTCATTCACTGTAACTTATGGTGCTGAGATAGAATATAAAAATGTAATCATTGGTCTGTCTGGAAAGTCTGGTTCACTTGCTTACTTTGTTTCAAAATATGAAATCACCGGCAGTGAAAATGCTTTATTGATTAATGATACAGATGTGCAATTCATGGGCGACGTGGATGTTACCGGGAGCATGGTCATACACGGTACATTACAGGTCAGTGGTGGCATTGGTATTGAGACTGCCAGCTATGCATATAGTGCTTCATATTTAATTGGGTTAGCCGAAACTTCTTCGTGGGCAACTAATGCTATATCTTCTTCATATGCTGTTAGTGCCTCATATGCTTTAAGTTACAGTGGTACCAGTGGAACTTCGGGAACAGCCGGTTATAGCGGAAGTTCTGGTACGAGTGGAACCAATGGTACGGCTGGAACAGCCGGAAGTTCTGGTACAAGTGGAACAAGTGGCACGAGTGGTTCGTCTGGCACTAGTGGTAATTCTGGTACAAGTGGTAATTCTGGTACAAGTGGTAGTAGTGGAACATCTGGAACAGGTGGAACATCGGGCACGAGCGGGTCATCTGGAATATCTGGCGCAGCCGGTACTTCTGGTTCCAGTGGAAGTTCTGGTTCTAGTGGGGCCACTGGTACATCGGGTTCAAGTGGTTCGTCTGGTACAAGCGGCGAGGCTGGCACATCTGGTTCTAGTGGGGCCACTGGTGCATCGGGTTCAAGTGGTTCGTCTGGTACAAGCGGCGAGGCTGGCACATCTGGTTCTAGTGGAAGTTCCGGTTCTAGTGGGGCCACTGGTACATCGGGTTCAAGTGGTTCGTCTGGTACAAGCGGCGAGGCTGGCACATCTGGTTCTAGTGGAAGTTCCGGTTCTAGTGGGGCCACTGGTGCATCGGGTTCAAGTGGTTCGTCTGGAGAAAGTGGCTCGTCTGGAACAAGTGGAGAATCTGGCAGCAGTGGAACATCCGGTGAAAGCGGCACAAGCGGCTCGTCTGGAACGTCCGGCGAAAGTGGAACCAGTGGTTCATCTGGTGAAAGCGGCTCGTCTGGAACAAGTGGAACAAGTGGAACATCTGGCAGCAGCGGTGAATCTGGAACAAGTGGTTCGTCTGGAGAAAGCGGTTCGTCTGGAAGTAGTGGAACATCTGGTGAATCTGGAACAAGTGGAGAGTCTGGAACCAGTGGCACAAGTGGAAGCTCCGGTGAATCTGGAACCAGTGGCACAAGCGGAACCTCTGGTGAATCTGGAACCAGTGGCACATCTGGCGAAAGCGGCACAAGTGGTTCGTCTGGAGAAAGCGGTTCGTCTGGAACCTCTGGTGAATCTGGAACAAGTGGAGAGTCTGGAACCAGTGGCACAAGCGGAACATCCGGTGAAACACCAACATCAATGCCATACGCCAATATCACTGATATTACAGTTGATAGTCAATTTGCTGGCACAGCAAGTTATGCATTCACAGCATCTGGATTGGTATCTTCTGATCCTATCGTTATTACATATCCAACTGTTCCTGATGCTGTAACATTTAATGATGATGGTGGATCTACAAATTTAACAATTGGGCAAAACAGCGGAACACAATTAACATTTAAAAGTGCTGGTTCCCCACTGTTGCAGATTACAGCAAATGACACAGATAATATAATTTATACTACCAATAGACCTCTAAAAATTACTACTGAGACAACCTCAGACAATGAAATTGTAATGACCTATGGTTTGGTTGAATTGGCTGCGAATTTATATCTAAGAGCAGGAAACGAAGCAGCCGGCGCAATTAGTTGTTCAAAATATACCAATCATAGTGCTAATATACCACTTGCATTTAGATATGATGATACAGATACAATGACATTAGATGGCGCTGGAGTAATTGTAACTGGTAGTGTTCGTGCATATGGATTCACAGGTTCATTGGCAGGCACAGCAAGTTATGCTTCATATGCACTATTTGCAGAAAATTCAAATGCTACTTCTACGGCAACGTCAATTGGCTCAGATATTATAGACGATATATGGACGTATGCTGGGTTCTAATAATACTTATATAAAAGGAAATCAAACTTATGGCATCATTTAATTATACTCCCATCAAACAATTAGCCACTTATACGCTTCATGCAACTGAGAGCATCGTGTACACTGCGCCGGTGAGCAAGTCGGTGGAGGTCAGTAGTTTTTGGTTTCACAATCCTACTACAAATACAATAACTGCACAACTATTTTTTCCAGTTAGTGCTGGTCAAGTAACTGGTTCGGCTACTTCTTCTATTACTTTACAAAGAATGAATGAATCATTTACTTCTTCACTGTCCTTGGAAATGTCACCAAAAGTACCATTCGTATTAAATAGTAGTGGGTCTTCGGCATACAGTGACAAAATCACAATGAAGGCAAGTCAATCATCTTCACTTAATGTAATTGTATATGGCAGAGAACAAATATAATATATGTTCAGAAGCAATAAATTATCAAGAATTGGAAGATTCAAATTTGGAATAGTATTTGAAAGTCCGTCGCCTAATTATACTGCTGTAGCAATCCCGGTGTGGTCGTGGTTACAGACCAACGTTGCTGGCTATACTCACGGTGGAGCATTCTCTGGAAATTTAACTTCTATTCCGAATAAGGGAACATATGCAACTGAGACTACGGCCACGGTTGCCGGGGCAGCACTTACAACCAAAAGAACTCGTTCCGCAGCGGTTGGTGATACAACAATTGGTTTAATACTGGGCGGAAGCACAACCGCAGATGCCCTATTAAGTACCGCAGAAAAAACAACATATGGTACCAGCACAACTGCAACACAAGCGTCGGCAAATCTGTCTGTTGCTAAGTCATCTATCAAAGGAAACGCTGGGTTTTTTACTGGTTATATTTATGGTGGTGGAACTGGGTCGGCCAATTTGTCGAATACAGTGGTGGCCGAAAAGGTTCCATTCTCTACCGTTACCTCCGCGTTGGTTTCGAGTGCGAATCTAACAGCGGTAAGTGGGTTGGGAGCGGCCATGTCTTCTGCCTTTACAATTTATACTGCTGGTGGATTTTCACCTTGGGGAACATATACTGTTATTGGTCATAAGATGCCAATATCAACCGAAACAACCTCGGCGGTGGCCAGCGTAAATGCGGCGACAGGTTCTGTTGAGCAGGGAGTAAATTCCGAGCTTGCCGGTTATATCGTGGGTGGCCCTAGCACAAAAACTACAAAGTGGCAAAAAACTGTTTTCACAACTGATACCACTTCTTTAATTAATGGATGCACAACACCAGTATCAACCCCGGCATCAAGTCCATGTAGTTCTACGACTACATTATATGCTATAGGTGGATATGATAGCAACTTCTCTAATAAAGCATATAAAGTTGTGGTGTCGGTTGAGACGTGCGCAGCCGTCACAGGAATGAACTTAGCGGTCGGAGTAGCTGATCCTTCTAGCATAGGATAACTTATGGATACACAATTAGATTTAATAAAAGTAAAGCAAGAATTAGCATCGTCGATTGAGGCTACTACACAGAATCGTTCAAACTTTGCTATACAGAATTTTGTTGTAGGAGAATATACCACACCAGAACGTCAGTTCTGTCAGTGTGTATTGGAGTTACAAGTAAAACTTTTTAATATAAGACGAGACGAAATACGTTTGCGTAAATTAGTAAAGAAATTTGAAGCTGAACAAGACCTTGATGATAAAGAATTACTGCAACTTGATATAGAAGAATCTACGTTATCATTGCTATCGCAGAAAAGAGAAGCGGGCACGTTGTATTCTATTTATAGCAGTCTTCCTAAATTTACTTATGAACAGATACAAGAGGCCGAGGCTGGTTATTGGCAGGAGAGATTAGCACGGCAGGCTCAATTAGATTTAGATTCACACGGCAGAATTGGAGTTGGAAATCTTGAAGCACTTAGAATGGCTGGTATATTTGAGAATGATTTTTCAGATAGATTCTATAAAATGGCTATATCAACCAGTGAATCTAAAAAGGAACTAACATGAAATACTTTCGATATAAACTTTATAACTTCACTGGGCCAGATATTTTACTTCCTGTTGATGCTGCAGCTGGATATAGTAATGGTGATTGGATATATGGTAAGGCGGACATTCCATCCTTGGACATTTTAATATCTTATCAGGCAGAAGAAATAACAGAAGAAATTTTTAATAGTATAATAATACCAGTAACGGGTTCTCTGTAATTGTTATATTTATCTGTATGGCCATCGCAGAATATTATAATAACCTAAGACAACTTGTACATCTGAACTTACAGGTTCCGGTTTATAGCGATAGTACATTCGAAAATCAGGATGTAGAATTGCCGTGCATTATATTTACTCGTGAAGGTGTGTTGGGCAGTCAAACCATGAGTGGCCCTAGTGTGCTCACAGAGACCGTCACATTCAGTTGTAAGGCCAGAACTATACAATCCGCCGAAGATATGCGGGATTTCCTTATATCGATTTTAAATGGATATAATAATGAAATACAGATAGTTATAAATTCCGAGATTGACGATTTTGATATTGACACTGGTATATACTCACGGGATATAAGCTTTGATGTAGTTTATGGCGCAGACATTCAATACATGAATGTTGTTATAGGTAACGGTGAAAAGCCGCAGATTGCAGTATGGAATGAAAAATATCAACTTACTGGCAGCGACACCATGCATATCACAGGTAGCGATGTAATAATAACGGGTAATCTTTATTTAAGTGGAAGTCTTTATTATAGACTTACTGGTAGTATTGAGTCTTCAAGCTATTCCGTTCATGCCGACAATGCAACCAGTGCATCATACGCAACTACAGCAAGTTATGCTTTAAGTTACAGTGGCACGAGTGGTACCAGCGGAGCTAATGGAACAAGCGGTTTGTCTGGCTCTAGTGGAACAAGTGGAACTAACGGAACAAGCGGCTCTTCTGGAACCGGTGGCTCAAGTGGAACTAGCGGCGCGACCGGCTCTGATGGTACGTCTGGCTCTAGCGGTTCATCTGGCAGTAGTGGAAGCTCCGGTGCTACGGGTGCTGATGGTGCAGCCGGTACCTCTGGAAGCAGCGGTTCATCGGGAACAAGCGGTACTAATGGAACGTCCGGTAGTAGTGGAAGCTCCGGTGCGGCGGGCGCATCTGGTTCAAGTGGTAGTAGTGGAACCTCCGGTGCAGCCGGTGCGTCTGGAAGCAGCGGTTCATCGGGAACAAGTGGCGCTAATGGCTCGTCCGGTACGTCTGGTATCAGCCCAAGTGTAGCAAATTTTGTAGTAACTGCTAGTGGTGCACTAACAAATGAAAGTGCAAGTTATGCTATTACTGCATCATACGCACTGAATGCGGCGGGCACAAACTCAGCATCTTATCTATCTGGCAGCACGGCTATAGTAAACGAATTTACTGCCAGCAATTTCTATTCACCGGGAGTAAGCGTCTTTGGTGATAGTGGCACGGATACACATACATTTATTGGTACTGTAGATATTACAGGTAGCTTACATATTTCTAGTGGAAACTTCACTGGCACGTCATCATATGCTATCACTGCAAGCTATGCATTAAATGGTGGAACTGGTGGAAATGCCGACAGTGCTTCATACTTATCCGGTTCATCTGCCATTGTTGCATACGGCAACATCACAGTGTTAACTGCCAGTTATATATCTGCTGCCGGAAGCAATATTTTTGGAACTAGTAGCATAGACAATCACGCGTTTGTTGGTAAAGTAGAAATTACCGGCAGCTTACATATAACAAGCGGTAGTTTTGTTGGTACATCTTCGTGGGCAACGACGGCCAGTTACGCATTAAGTTATAGTGGCACCTCGGGCACCAGTGGAACTAGTGGAACAAGCGGTTCGTCTGGAACAAGTGGAACGAGTGGCACAAGCGGTTCGTCTGGAACAAGTGGTACAAGCGGTTCGTCTGGAACAAGTGGTACTAACGGAACAAGTGGAACCAATGGCAGCAGCGGCACCTCTGGTATAAGTCCAACAGTATCAGGCTATGTTGTTACAGCGAGTGGCGCATTAACACAGGAAACGGCAAGCTATGCATTAACATCCTCGTATGCTTTAAATGCAGCGGGAACAAATTCTTCGTCATATCTATCTGGCTCAAGTGCTATTGCAGACTATGGTAATATAACATCACTGACAGCAAGTAACTTCTATACACCGGGAACAAATATATTTGGCGATAGTGCCACGGATGTACATGAATTTACTGGAAGTGTAAATATTTCTGGTAGTTTAAATGCTACGGCATCGTGGGCAAATAATTCTTTAAATAGCACAACCGCTTCATATAGTTTAAATACCCGGTGGATTAAATATGATGGTGGGGCAACTACAAGTATTGGCGTTGGGTCTGGTTCTCTAGCTCTGATAGCAGCCGGTGGACAATATAACACGGCATTGGGCACAAGCACTTTATCAAAGGCGACTACCGCAGACTTTAATACTGCGGTTGGTTTTAATGCACTGGCACTTTCAGTTGCTAATGGAAATGTTGGTATGGGTTATTACACAATTGGGAATGGCACGTTAGCAGAATTTAACACAGGACTTGGATACGCCGCTTTATTCACTTTAACTAGCGGCTCTCAAAACACAGCCGTTGGAACGCGTGCGTTGTATGTGTTAACTACACAATCTGGTAGTGTTGGTCTCGGATCACATGCCGGTTATAGAAGCACTGAAAACTCTGTTCTATATATAGATAATAGAGACAGAACGACAGAGGCACTTACTAAAACAAACGCCTTGATATACGGTAAGTTCGACGCTTCGCCAGTAAATCAATTTTTAACGGTTAATGGAAAATTGAATGTGAGTGGAGCATTGGTATTAGCAACTGGTTCTGCTCCAACTAGTATATCTTCTTCTGGCGTAGTTGGTGAATTAAGATGGGACGGTAGCGCAATATATGTTTGTACTTCTGCTTCCTATTGGCTCAGAAGTGCACTATCAACGTGGTAAAAATAAATGAAGATTTTTTATATTAACAGATTTGAGTTTCATAGTTATACTGGCTATGAAAAAACAACAACCTAATAAAGCAATGTTTACCACAGTAAAGTACAGACATATAAATGCGTTACCAATACCATTACAAATATCTGGTTTGTTAATGTGGTATAAGGCGGACAGCCTTGGTTTGAACGATGGAGACTCTATTGCTACATGGGCCGACAGTGGTACCCGTGGAGCTAACGCGACGCAGACTATTGCCGGTAGTAAACCGATATATAAAACTAATATCATTAACGGAAAACCAGTTGTAAGATTTGATGGCACCGACGATTATTTAAATATAACCAGTGCATCGTTTACTGGTTCAACTATATTCGTTGTAGGTAATCCAAGTGGGAGTGCGTCTAGTATTAGCTGGCCACCAATAGTTATGAAGTCTGGTTCATTGGCTGACTACCAAGGAAATGGAATGCTGTACGGCGTGGCGACAGACCTGAGCGTGGGTGTAATTGAGTGCTTCTGGAATGGTGGTGAGTACACAAATCCACCGGCCACATCACTCACGAGTCCAACCCTTGTTACAATATACAACGAAGCGACGGGGAGTAATACAAATCAAAGCGTTAGAAAAAATGGAGATTCGCTGATAAACCTATCCAATGTATCTATTGCACCATCACTAAACCCAACGGCGGGTGCTATCGGCGCAAGAATGCAGCCAAATGTCGGCGCTCCATATTTAAAGGGGGACATTGCAGAACTTATAGTTTATGGTGGATATGTTGGAGATACTGATCGAAATAGAATTGAGGCGTATCTAAACGGGAAATATAATCTTTATTAAAATAAACTCTATCTTGGGTTTCGTAACTTATAGTTATAGAAACCTATGAAAAAACAACCTAATAAAACAATGTTCACTAACACCAACTGGAAACACTTTCCTACACCGATTAATACGGTGAGTGTTTCTATTATTGAACCAACCAGTCCATGCTCAGTAAGTCAAAGTATAGTTGTACCAATTACTGCTGTAGCTTCAACGCAGTTTGGCACAATAAGCAATGTTCAATTCTTTATCAATAGTGCATCTATAGCTAGTGATAATAACTCGCCGTTCACTGCGTCGTGGTCAACTGGTTCGTCTGGAACTTATTATCTCAATGCTGTGGCAACCGATTCTTTTGGATTCACGGCAATCAGCGATGTTGTTACAATCAGTGTCGTGGCTGTACCGTTGCCATCCTGCCCAATTATTTCTATCACAAACCCAGTGGCGGGAGATTATAAAAAGTTTACGTTCACTTGGTCGGGCAATATATATGGCTCGCAGTTGCAGTGGATATTGGTTGCGTCGAACGGCTATACTGTAATTAACAGTGGAACTGTTGGTGGCCCATCTTCTCCAACCAATCTAACAAACGCAGCAGTTGTTCATGGTACTGGACAGCAAATGTGGGTAACGTTCGGATTTGGTAGTTGCAATCCTTCGTGGACAAAAAAGTATAATCTATAATATTATTTTGTATATACTTATGTGTACATGAAGACGCCCGAATATCAAGCTACAATTACGTTGGGCAACATATTGACAATAGCCAGTTTAGTCGGCTCGATATTCACCTTCGTACTAACTGACCACGCGGATATAAAAAATCTAAAGGAGTGGAAACAAGAGGCTCAGGAGATTATAAAAACTAACGAGAATCGTACCACCAAAATAGAAGAATGGAAGAGTATAGCTCCACGTTGGACTTCCTCCGATGCGCAAATATTAAAGCAACAAGCAGTATCAGAAGCAACCGCATTAGCTTATGCAGCAGATGGTAAAGTGCAACTGGATATTCAAGTGCTCTCAAGAAAGATTGATGAAACAAACGTACTGCTAACACAGATTCGTTTGATACTGGCAGAAAATAAAATAAAGATTGTGCCATAATATTCTCGCTTAACAGATTTCATTTCCATATATATGGAATATGCAATTGATAAACTTAGGCGATGAAGCAACAAAGTATGAGCGGGTGTATATCCCAAAGTTTCTTTACATTCCAAAGAAGAAACTAGAGCATTTCGTTTTTATAAAAACTATAGATGCTGGTAGTGGTCGTGGTCATATTATAATGGGTGGCGGAAATTATTACCTATGTCTCAGGCAGGATGACTGTATCAGCGTTGAGGAACGCACGATGATGCCGATGGGATTCAGAGCAAAGACTATTGCTGAGTTGGAGGCACTGGTTAAAACATTCACTGTTGCCAGTAAAAACGCCCCCGCCTTTTCTTATAACACTTCTGCTCGCAAGTGGAACAGAACGGTTGAACCACCAAGGTTGGATTATACTGTTCCGTGGCATGTGCGCTGCCGCGGGCATTATATAATAAATGTAGTTACTGGTGAAGAGGTTCACTTGGGCTTATCCAAACCAGAGATAAGTGCCAAGACTAGCCGCCTCACTTATCATTTAATAGACTGTATTGTATTGCATGGTTACGAGTGCCTTAACTGGGTTTATAAGGGCACTAGACTAGATGGCGACACTTGGGAGCAATACTTTGAAAAGCGCGCTAAAAAGCACTACAAACAGGTCAATGACTTTGAGAACGTGGTTTTTACAAACGGACTAAAGACTGTGCATTATAGCAGTCTCCGTCGCACTGCTGATGAAATAGGTACCAGTCACGAAACACTAAGACAACTACTACATACAGGTGCAACAGAGGTCGGTAATTTTAAAATTATTTACTGCGACCCTTCTTGACTGGATGCAATTGTACTATGGTAGAAAACGCTGCTGCGTATTCTTTATCACTAAAGAAAAACTCTGTCGTGCCATCAAACTTAGGCTCTATTTGCTCACAGAAGCAATCTAAAGCTAAACACGACAGAGTTCGTTCTACCAAGCTGACGCCAGCGTGTGTTACAGTTACACTATAATTATTCTGTTCGTCTGCTTGTTCTGTGCTCATTTAGTATAACTATTAGGAATATGCGAACTCTCTATTGTATTCTCGTCGTAATCCAATAAATCTCTTAATTCAGATTGTGTAATCATATTATTTTTTATTTTTTAAAAGGCGTTCTAGTTTATATGCTTCGGCAGAGAGTCGTTCTACTTCTGCTATCTTATTTTTAGAATAATCATTTGAAGCATTGGCGTGGTATAATTCCAATTTAGTTTTTACTAATTTTACTCGTGGGTCGTCACTGTCTGTCCAAGAATGTTTGCTTCTATTTGCCAATTTCTTTACTAGTTGTATATTCTCGTGTCTATACTGGTATGGTTTCAAATGCGCATTCTTTACGTCGTGGAACCAAGTAGCTGGTAAAATGTGATCCACTTCATAAGTTTTAAGTAACTCCTTCAATCCTGCCTCGTCGGTGTTATACTTCTGAGCGAATTGTAGTCTGGTTAGACCAAGTGCAGAAACTATCTTATAACTCTGTTTCCACTTCCCCACTAGATAGGCACGCAATTCTACTCTCATGCGCATCTCCTGATATTTAACCGGGTCTTGTCGCAGCTTGCGCTGATACTCTCTGTTATAATTAGTTACCCACTCTTTGTTATCCGCTCTCCATTTGAGAATCTTGGTCTTCTGTTTTAAATATTCTTGTGAATATGTTCCTTCTGGTCGTTCAATTGTATCTGTCATAGTTTTAGTATTTGATTGTTGACGGAGATATTTACTATTTATCTCCATCAATATATATTTGGGTCAAATCCCAAACCATCGAAAATCTTTCGAAAAGTAAAAATAAAAAGGGGTGAACTTTTTAGGTCCACCCCTTTTCAACAACCTTGATTAAAACTACCCAACCAGAACATCTATATATACTGCGCGGGAAAGGAAAAATAGCAAGAAAAATCTTACTATAAGAAGACTACCAAAACTCCGTTCATTTTTTTATTTCTGTTATACTTATAGTAAGAACAGATAATCAAATAATCTAAAATAAGGAAATTTATGGCAAGCCCAGCAATTTATTCAAAAACAATTCTCGCAGTAGCCACCGGCTCTACGGGCACTCCTCAAGAAATCAACGGTGTTACCAACATTGGTGGCCCTAACTTCACCCGTCCAGAAATTGACGTAACTAACATGTCGTCAGTGGCTAAGGAATATAAAGCTTCTGCTCTTTCTGACGCTGGTACGCTTACCTTTGGGTTGCAATATAATCCAGCCAACGCTGTACATCTTTATATTGTTTCTCAATCGGTCGACCAAAACGCCGGTGCAAGTAACTTTAAGATCACTTTCTCGGACAATACAGACTGGGCCTTCACCGGTTCCTTCACTGAATTCTCCATTACAGCAGATGACCCGTCGCAAGGCGTGCTAACTGCTAACGTCAGCGTTCGTCTGACTGGTGCCGTTAACTTCAATCCGTAATCATTTTTAAGATTATTTGAACTAAGCCGCTTCGACTCGTTTGGAGCGGCTTTTTATTATGCATATATTTAAGACTAAAACAAACTTTTTAGTCTGCTAGCATATAGTTATAGGTATGAGTTTCACAGGAAAAACGCACAGCGAAGAAACAAAACGCAAGATTAGTGAATCTCGCAAGAAGTATATTGGCAAAAATCATCCACGATATGGTGCGGAGTGGACTGATGATCAGCGAGCAAAGTATGTTCTTACAATGCATCAGCGTCGTGAAGAAGAAAAGAACATAAAGATGTTTCTTATAAAGTATGATGGTCTATATCGCAAATTTAATACAGTAAAACAATAAAATATATGTTTGATAAAATTAGTCTAAAAGCAATGTGTTCATATGAAAAGCTCACCAGCAAAAATGCTATGGAACTTTTCGGTAAAGAAAATAAGAGTGCAACAGATTTGCGTGATTTGGTGTATATGATAAAATATACCAAAGATCAATCTGTAACATTTGATGTTATTGAAAATCTATCTGGTGATGACTTTCAGGCTGCTATAAAGTCAATGAGTGAAGATACTAAGTAATGAAAAACAGTTCAGCACATGACATAGTTGCATTTGCATGTGTTGAACTGAATGTTCCAATACCATTGGATACGTTGTATGCTATGAGTCCCAACGATCCACTGTATATAGCATTGGTGGATGCTTGGAAGGCCAGAGAGCGCAGAGCAGATGCCAGAAATGCTTTACTGTGCGCTGTAATGGCAAACTGTATGGGTGGCGGTAAAAAGAAATATGAGACAAGTGATTTTATGCCAAAAGAACCAAAGCCTATAAAACAACAAGAGTCTGATATCAAGACTCAACTTATGCAATATATGGCAAGCAAGAAGGATAAATAAAATTTATTGTATTATACTTATATAAAAGCATATTATAATTTATGGCAACTCTAAGTACAGTCAGCGTAGATTTCGTCGCAACCACAGCTAAATATACGCAGGGGCTGACTGCTATGCAGAAGCAGACAAAGGCGTGGTCTGCTGGTATAAAAAAAGATACGCAAGGTGCCACAGATGCATTTGATGGTGTATCAAAGGCACTCACTAGATTCGCAACTCAGGCTATTTCTATTGTTGCAATACAAAAGATTGGATCTGCGTTTGTTCAAGTTGCTAAAGACATATCTGTGGTTGCAGATGAAGCAGAAAAAGTTGGCGCAAGTGCATCAAAGTTCTATGCATTGGATATAGCTGCTAAAAGGAATGGAGCAAGTGTATCTGATATAAAAATAGCATACAAAGAACTGCAAAAATCGGTAAATGAAGCAGTCAATGGAAATAAAGATACAATTGCGTCATTTAATCAATTGGGACTTTCATTTACATATTTGGCAAGTCTAAAGCCGGATGAAAGATTCGACTTAGTTGCGGCTTCACTAACAAGAGTAACTGATGAAAATAAAAAAGCAGAAATCGGTACTAAACTTTTAGGGAAAGCATATACTGAAATATCTTCTACTATCAATGGACTAAGATCGGCCACGCAAGGAAGAATACTATTCTCGGATCAGGACGTAAAAAAGATTGACCAAATATCCAAAGCATTTGAAGGTATTGGTAATGCAGTAAATGATGAATTCAGAGCAGCATTGATAAAGTTGGCACCAGCATTAGAAGCAATAGCAAAATTAGCAACACTCATTGTAAAAAATTTGGACACTGCGTTTTCAGTGCTGGCCGCTGGATTTGCTGCTTTGTCCATTGCATCAGTGGCATTTGTAAGAATATTAAACTTTGAGTTGGCAGCAGCAATTGCTAAAGTTGCAGCACAAGGTGGCCTGTTAGGTTTGTTGGCATCATTAGCAGATAAAATAAGAGTTGCATTTGCGTATGCTGCATTTGCTATAAATGTTGCATGGCAAGCATTGGGTGGAAGTGTTTTAGCAGTACTAACTACAGCAACAGCAGCATTATCAACATTAGCTTTATCATTTACTGGCACATTACTTTTAATATCAAAAGGTGCTAAATTGGTTGGATTGGATACACTTGCAAAGCAAGCTGATGATTTATATAATTCAACTTATGAATTTTTAGCACAACTTTCTGGAATTGCTCCAAGTCCAGATAAATTTGGATTTACTCAAGCACAAAAAGATGCAGCAGATGCTGAAATTGCTACTAAAAAATTAGCAATAACCGCAAATGATGCTGCACTCAGTATTGATAGAGAGAATCAAGCATTGTCCGAGAGAGCAAAAATCATTGTAAAAGAAGGTGAAGATTATGCCAAGGCAATGATGCAATTTGGAAAACAAATTACAGATAGTATAAAAACTCCATTAGAAAATGCACAAGATGAAGTAGATAAACTTAATGAAGCATTTCTATTTGGATATATTGGTATTGATGATTATAGTAAAGCAATAGATAAATTAAAATCTTCATTGGATGGAGTTACAAGAGCACAAATAAGTCTCAATGCAGAGATGAAAATGACAAACTCTCAAGCTGTTCAATTTGCTGGAAGAGGAGAAGCTGCATCAATGTTTGGTCAAGGAACAATAACTGGGACATTAGGACAAGCCGGTGGAACTGCTGCAAACCTTCCAAGGGGAATAGATCAAATAACAAGTGCATACGATGAACTTCAGAAACAACTAAAGAGCACAGGAACTTCGTTGTTGGAAAATGGTAGAACTGCTACAGAAGTATATGATACAGAAGTTCAAGCAATCAATGCAGCAGTAGAAGCATATAAACTACAAGGACGAGAACAAGATGCACTAAGATTGCAAACAATAGCATTGTTGGAATCTTCAAACAAACTGCGAGATGCAAATATAGAAGCTTTTGCAAGATCAAATCCATATATCATTCAAGCATTTGGTTATATGTCCGACTTTGCAGATCAATTCAGTAGAGCAATAGTTGCTGGTGAAAATTTTGGAGAAGCATTGAGCGGGGTGTTTAAGAATATACTGAGCGATATTGCAGCAATGATACTTCGCACAACAATACTACAGGGTATTATGGCAGCAATAGGTATTATATCTCCAACAACAAATGCCGCTGCTGCATTTGGACAAATGACAGGACTTACTGGCAGAGCAAATGGTGGTCCTGTGATGGCTGGCGGCGGCTATAGAGTCGGAGAGCGTGGTCCAGAAACATTTGTTCCAGCGGCAAATGGATATATACTTCCAAATGACATGGCACCAAGTGAAACTATAGTTGTAAATCAAACAATCAATGTGCAAACTGGTGTTGCTCAAACTGTTCGTGCCGAGATGGCATCACTGTTGCCGCGCTTCAAGAGTGAAGCAATGGCTGGAGTGCTGGACGCAAAACAACGCGGTGGTAGTTATGCCAGAGGATTATCAGTCTAATAATATAATAATATGCCTTCATATCCACTAACATATCCAACCAATGCCAGACTTGTTCCAAAGAGCATTGATTTTGGGTCTCGTACAATAGCAACACAATTTCAATCACCATATACTGGTAAGACACAAACGTATCGTTATGGTGGTCAATGGTGGGAACTAAATCTAATATATGCACCATTGTTTCAAACTGATGCTGAAGAATTGACGGGATTTTTGAATGCACTTGCAGGAACAAGTGGAACATTTACATACAAACTTCCAAACAAATTTATGATAAGTGCTAGTGTTGGTATTACGACAACAGCAACGGGAAATGATTTTACTTTAGGTAGTGGAACTGTGGAGATTGGCAAGTATGGTTATGATAATAGCAGCAATAGACTTGTTCAATTTACTACAGCCACAAGTTTGTTTCCAAAACTATCTCCAAGCACATCATATACAATCAATACAACATCTGGCACAAGGATGCGTCTAGCAACAAATGATATACAATTTAGCGTTGATGAAATGATGCTCACAGGCATTGTGGTGCCAATCGTGGAGGCTATATAATATGAGTAGAAATGGTGTAACAGCAACATATGTAAGCAGCAGTGTATCACTTATACAGCCGTATATTGCTGCATATATGGATTTTAGTGGCAGTGCCGTGAGACTTTGGACAGGAAATGCAAGCAAGAGTTTCAGCGACGATTTTGGTGGAGGCAATTATCAAGGCATTGGTACACTTGGAACACTGTCAGCAGTAACAGAAACAACTGAAGTTAGTGCCAAGAGCGTTGATTTGACTCTTTCTGGCATACCAACTGAATATGTATCTTTGGCACTAAATGATAATTATAGAGGAAGACAAGTTGCTATATATTTGATATTATTCAACACGGCCATGACTACATATGAACAAATTACATTGTTTCGTGGCAGAATGAATCAATTGGTAATAAATGAATCTGGCGAATTATCTACAATAACTGTAAAATGTGAAAATAGACTGATTGATTTGAACAGACCAAGCGACTTGCGTTATACAGATGAAGCACAAAAAGAATTATATCCAACAGATAAAGGATTGGAGTTTGTGGCAAGTATGGCTGATAAAAGTATATATTGGGGCACAAGCGCACCTAGTAGCGTTGGCAACACAGCAGATGAAGGAACTGGAGACGGCGAATAATGTATATAGATTCATCATTTTATAATAAATTGGCTGAACTACACAGAGTTAAATTCAACTGGAGAACTAACTGCTGCGGATTTTTTGTTGGTAAAATGCTAGAGCATATGTACAAGAAAGATTTCTTGGCCGAATTTAAAGGCAAGGTAAAAGATGAAGATACAAACGCCAATCTTATAAAATCAAAGGGTGGATGGCATACAGTATTATCTACTGCTGGATTTGCCAAGAGAAATGACACTGCAATATATGCCGGTGATGTTGTGTTATGTGAAAATGCAATTGGAATATATGATGGTACCAAAGCATTGTTTGCGGGTGGAGCATTTCGTAGCAAAGATAAAATAACAGATGTGTATTATTATACGGAGAAATAAACTATGGCAGAACTATTAGCAGCAGAAATTCTTTACGCAATTGCTTCGGCAGGTGTTAATATCTCCATAGCCACACAAACTGCCATCATAGTTGGCTCATATGTTGTTGTAGCAGGCACAACATATGCCATAGCACAAAGCATGATAAAAGCTCCTGCATTTGGTAGTTTGCAGTCAGAGGCTTCTGGTAAAATATCAATGACACGCGAAACTGTGTCATCTAGGCGTGTTATATATGGAATTAGCAGAGTATCTGGGCCTATAATATTTGCCAGCACAAATAGCAGTGGAACATCAAACAAGAATGAATTTTTGCATCTGGTTGTTGCTCTTGCAGGTCATCAAATCAGCGACCTGAAAAACATCTATTTCAATGATGTAATTGCATATGAAAGTGGCAGTGGTCAATCAGCAGTATTTCCAGCAGATAAATTGGCAATGACATATAAAGTTGGAGCACCGTCTCAAACTGCATATGTTATGACTCCATCCACAGAATGGAATAGCGATTGTAAGCTCAATGGCATTGCAAGTATTTATGCGAAGCTTGTAGCAGATCCAAGTGTTTATCCAAATGGTATTCCAAATATATCAGCCACTGTTGTTGGTCATGCATTGCAGGATGAAAATGGAGACGATGTTGATTATTATGATAATCCATCACTCATTCTTAGACATTATTTGCTAAACTATTTTGGTGCAACATCTGATGAAATTGATAGTGGCAGTTTTGGCGTCGCAAAAGATGCATGTAACTATGAGCCATATGGAGTAGGCACAGGCAAACGTTATACATGTAATCATACATTCACTCTCAATACAAAGCCAGCAGATGTAATTGAAGATATACTAAAAACTTGCTATGGTAAGTTGGTATATACAAATGGTAAATTTACACTAAAAGTTGGTGTATACAGCACTCCAACAATATATCTAAATGAAGATGACTTGCTTGGAAGCATCAATGTTACAACCAAGAGCAGCATTGCCAATAGTTTCAATAGTGTGCGTGGATTGTATGTTGATGGCAGGACATATACAAGCAGCTTTCAAGCAGCCGACTTTGTGCCAATAACCAGCAGTTATTATTTGGCAGAGGATGATGGTGTAGAAAGTCCTATTGATATTGAATTGAGTGCTGTAACAAATCATACAGTTGCTCGTCGCATTGCCAAGCTAACATTGCTTGATAGTCGCCAAGATTTGAGTGTGTCTATCACAACCAAAATCAGCGGATTACAATTGATTGCTGGAGACAATGTATATCTTTCAGTAGATCGTTATGGATGGAACAACAAAGTATTTGAGGTTATTGAACTTACTATAAACCCAGATTTGAGCACCAGCCTTTCATTGAAAGAAACTGACAGTGCAATATATGACTTTCCAGTTGGTGAAGATGTAGATAGAGATTTGAGTCCAAATACCAATTTGCCAAATCCATTTATTGTACAACCGCCAGTTGGCTTCAGTTTGCTTGAAAGCACAGTGATTGATAAAGATGGAACTGTATTTCCAAGTGCAACATTATATTGGAGTGCTTCATATAGCGGAAGTATTGCAGATATTGAAGTAGATTTCAAGGACACAGCATCTGCTGATTATGGTGCTATTGGCACATTTGGAAGAACCATCAGTGAATTTACAACAATAGACGTTGAGGCTGGCAAAACATATGATTTTAGAGCACGCAACTTCAACTATCTGGGTGTATATAGTAGTTATGTAAGCAGCAGCATAAAGATAAATGGTGATGGTACGCCTCCACAAACGCCAAGCAGCATAACCGCAACTGGTGGAACCGGTAGTTTTACAGCAAATTGGACAAATGAAGCAGTAGATACAGATTATAAATTTACTAAAATCTGGTTCAACAATGTAAATAATACATCAAGTTGGACATATCAAGGTAGTATAAGTGGTACAACTTGGAACAAGACAATAGCATCTGGCAGTTCATATTATGTATGGCTACAGAATGTTGATACAAGTGGAAACACGTCTGCTACATCCAGTGCTGCAACTGCCGTTGTAGCAAGTATAGGTACTGGAGAAGCAGGTCCAACTGGTAGCATTGGCAATACACAATATAACATATATCGTAGAAGTGCCACAATACCAGCTACGCCAACTGGCAATCTTACACCGGCATTTTGGAGCATCACTATCCCAGCAGATGATGGCAATGCTTTGTGGGTGTCTAATGGACTTATCAGTGGAGCAGATGGAATTACACTGATTGGATCTTGGAGCACACCAGAAAGACTAAATGGTAAAGTGTCGTGGTATCAAACTTCTGCACCAACTGGAGCAACTACTGGAAGTATTGTGCAAGGCGATTTGTGGTGGGACACCGATGATGCATATAAGCCATATCGTTGGAATGGCACAACTTGGCAAGCAGTAGATGATGGTCGTATCAATCCGATCAGTCAATCATTGGTGAATTTTGGTGAAGAATATGCTTTGACTGTTACATCATCTGGAACACCACGCATTGCTGGATTTAGAATTATAAATCAAAGTGGTGCTGAAAGTACTTTCACTGTTCAAGCAGATACATTTAAAATATACAATACAACCAATGGCACTGTATCGCAATCGTTTGTTGCTGATGCATCTGGTGTATATATGCCACAGGCTTTCATCAGAGAACTTGATGCTGGTAAAATAACTGCTGGAACAATCAATGCTACTGTATTATTAACTGCCGCTCGTTTAGAGTCTCCTGAAATCACTGGTAGCGGTATTATGATTAATAGTGGTAACGGTATGCGTTATCAAGACAACAATGGTAATTTTATTATAACGGGTGGTAGTGCCAACGGTGAAACAAACGGCGCACAAATCGACTTGGTTGGTGTGGGCGGGGGTGGCGCAGGAATTCGTGGTACGCTTGTATTGTCGGCTGGCGATGTTGCTACAACTGCTGGCGATGGTACTTTACGCTTTCGTACTGCACAAACTGAACAAGGTATTTGGCACCGAGACGGCACACTTGAAATAAATCATTCCAGTACAAACAATGGATTCAAGGGTGAACATATTCGATTTGGCAACAGCACGGCGAATACAGACAGAGCAATATCGGCAAACTTTGCCAATGGTAATGTTTTAACTTATGCTGGTGGAACTGGTGTTACTGGAACATTAACGACCAACGAAGCACACCGTTGGGTAGACAGTGGCAACAGTAATGAATTGATGGCTATAACCACGGGCGGAACATTATATGTTCAAACTGATGTTTATGCCGATGCGTTCAACAGTCCAAGTTCTATAAAATACAAGGACAACGTTCATCCGTTACAAGGTTCTATGGACATTGTAAATAAGTTACAGCCGAAGACCTTCGACTGGAAAGATGGTAGCAAGAAGCAGGATGCGGGGTTGATTGCTGAACAAGTGGCTGAACTAATCCCTAACATCGTCAGTTACAAAGATGGCGAAGTGAATGGTTTGGATTACAGCAAGATTGTGCCGTTCCTTATTGGAGCCATCCAAGATCAGAACAAACTTATAGAAAATATGCGTCAGCGCATCGGAGTATTGGAGAAACGATAATGAGTAGCGGATTTACCTGTGTCTCAGCTTCCGCGGCCCGCGCCGACCTCGACTTGATATTCAAGGCCCGAACAGGCACCGCACGCCAAAACACCGGTTTCAAGGTGGGTGGAACGGATTTGGCGCAACGATACGAAGTATCAATTGGTGGAGACACAATAGGATTTTCTACTTTCTTCAAAAGTGGAAGTGCTGACCTAAGCACTTTGTTTCAAAATTATAACTATGCCCCAATCATCCAATATTTACTTTCTGTTTATAGTGGCAGTGGCGGAGGAATGAAGAACTCTGGTACTTATGCCCCAATAACTGCATCAGCCGCACCGACACACTATTCATTTGACCAGTGGTTGGGAGATACGGTGGTGTCGCCCACTTCTGCACAGACGACTATACTAATGTCAGCAGCTAAAACTGTATCAGCTTCTTACGCCGTCAACCAATGGACGCTAACTGTTACAAATGGGACTGGAGATGGAACGTTTGGATATTTTGATAATATGCCAATAACTGCAAGTTCTGCACCATCATATCAAATATTTAATAATTGGAGCAATCCAGTAGGCGATCTTTCTTTTGTTAATAGCGCATTGTCTCAAACTATTGCCAACTTTACAGCAGATGGAGATGCTACAGCAGAAGCTGTATATAACTGGATATTATATAATGTTCAAGCAAACAATGGTAGTGGAGGAGATAGCACAGTGTTGGATGGTGACGGTGACGGAGGTGTGTTGCAGCTTAGTAACAATGACAATCAACAATATACTTTATTGGCCAATCCTTCTGCGGGTTATTACTTTGTGAATTGGCTTGGAGATACTGGCGGAATTGGAAATGTAAATGCATCATCAAGTTATATTATAGTAACCGGAGATGCTTATGTAACATCCAGTTTTGCTCCATATCAAGCGGCTACTGGTATAACTTGGTCCGAAGCAAATCCATCCAATATAGCTGCGTCACAGGTAATCAATATTGGCGTGACTCCTTCCGGTGGAACGTCGCCGTTTGTTTATGACTGGTGGATTAACGTGGACGGTGCTGGCTGGACTGGGCCTACAAGAGATGGTAGCTCACATAATTTTGGCACTATAGTTTCCACCACTACTGTGGAAGTAGCGGTTGAAGTAAGATGCCAAGGATACGAGGCCGCTGTATATGACAGTGATACAGAAGGAAATAATTGGATTGGAAATGTTGTTTAAAATAAATTGCGGTTTGAATACAATTGCTTATAGTTAGATTATATGGCAAAATCAAAATCTAAAAAAGAACATGCAGATGGTATGTGGACTACTGCTCGCAAAAATAGTTTTATATCATCAGCACTTCGTCGGGCTTCGTGCAGGTGGAGTCCAAAGAACACGACCAAGAAAGAAGCAAAGACCGCACGCAATACTTATGTATGTGCTCTGTGTAAAAAGAAAGTAGGTAATAAAGATATTCGCGTAGATCATGTTGACCCAGTTGTTGGAACAAATGGCTTCGTGGATTGGAATACTTTTATTGAAAGATTGTTTGTCGAGAAGGATGGTTTGCGTGCCATTTGTACAAAGTGCCACGATGTTATAACCAAGCAACAGAACGACTTACGCAAAAGCAACAAGGCATGTATGGAAGCGGGCCAGCAATTGTTATTAAACTACAGCGAGCAGAATGATAAAATACAAACACGTTATATAAAAGCACCGGGCGGCAGTGAGATATTTCCGTGATGATTTTATAACTGGTGTATACTTATAGAATATAACGAGGAAGAATTTATGCCTATTCAATTATCAAAGAAAAGAAAAGCCAAGCGCGGAGTTTTTACAATCGATTTATCTGTTGCAGGACAAGGACCGGGACCATACAAAGTAACAGAGTGTACCTTTGATACTGCATCTGGTGATTTGTTTCCTACCGGCAGCAATATTACTTTAACCGTAACTGCTGGTGGCCCATATACTCCACCAGTTGCAAGTTATACCTATTATCTCGATGGAGTTGAAGTTGATACAGTAACAACCAACACATACGACTTTGGCACTTTTAATGACGTGGGCGATGTATTCATTGATGTAGCCATTACAAACGCGGGTGGCACGTCAAATAACTTTGGTTGGACCGGAAGTATATTTGACCCCGGCGATTAATTTATGCCATCAGTAAATAAACAACAACTTCATTTATTTCAGATGGTTAATGCCGTTAAGGCCGGTGCGCTTAGTAAATCAAAAGTTTCCAAGCAAGTGGCCGATATGGCAGAATCCATGTCACAGACACAGATTGATGATTACTTGCATTTAAAGAAAAAGAAACGCAGTGTCATGAATTAATATTTTCACCTAGGGATGGGTGAGTTTAGTCATATAGAGAAATGCACACTTTAATCGGTGTGCATTTTTTTGTACAGAAATTCACCATATAACAAAACTCTCTACTCGCGCCGATTTAAAATATATCGAAAGCAACTTAAAAGCATTGTGTAATAAATGCCATAATAGTTATACATCGCGTGGGTTATAAAGATAT